GAACAACTGTCGAGGCTGTAATCAACCCGGAAGTTGCAATTGCATACGAGACACTTCTGCAAGTCTCAAAAGAGGTACAAGCTGAAGGTTGGACATTCAATCGAGAGTTTGAATATCCTATGACTCCTACCAGTAATGGTTACCTATCTTTGAATAATAATATGTTGCAGTTAGATCTAAGTAATATCTTAGATAATGTTAACTACGATACTGTTGTTCGTGATGGTCGTTTGTATGATAAGATTGGTCATACAGATGTATGGGATACTAGTAAAGTATATAAAGTAGATGTATTGTGGTATCGGGATTTTCCTGATATTCCCCAAGTCTTTCGTGATTACATTACTTCACGAGCTGCTACACGTTGCGCTATTCGTCTTGTTGCTGATGTTAATCTGACTCAATCGTTGGCGTCCTTTGAGACGTGGCGTAGGGCTAACTGCCTGGAGTATGAATGCAGCCAAGGTGATTACACTATGTTTGGATTTAGACGGGGCGAAGGTTTCTACAATAGCTATCAACCATTCAAGGCTCTTGCACGATGACAGCAGTATCCCAACGAATCCCTACTTACACTGGTGGTGTATCACAACAAGCTGATGAGAAGATGGCCTTAGGGCAAGTGAAGGAAGCTTTAAACTGCTACCCTGATGTTACCCTAGGAATGATTAAGAGACCCGGCGGTAAGTTCCTCAGTAAGTTAGCTAGTCTAACTGCTAATACCGCTGATTCTGCTGCATGGTTTAATATCTTTCGTGATAACCAAGAGAAGTATGTAGCTACCATCCCTTCTGAGTTTGGCATACGTAGTGTTACTCACTCAGGTACTGCTTCTGCTGGTACAGTGATATACTTCAATGTAACTGGAACAACTACTGGTTCTGGTACTGGTGCCAAGTTTACTGTGTATAAGTTCAATGGAACATATAAAGTTTCAGCAATCACTAATCCTGGTTCTAAATACGTTACTTCTGATACGATATATGTTCCTGGAACAAGTCTTGGGGGTACTACTCCTGCTAATGATTTGACAATCACTGTTGATACGGTCAATGATCTTAAGGTATGGGACCTAGTAACTGGTAATGCTGCCACTGTGTCTTATACGAATGGTAATCAAGAATCTATTGAAAGTTACCTGACTGCTAGCGACTCACGTAACATTAAAACCCTCACCATCAACGACTTCACTTATATCCTTAATAGTGAGAAGACTGTAACAGCTAAGGCTGCACCTACATTTAATGCGAACAGGCAAGCTACTGCTATTGTTACTGCTGTAGATCACGACATTGAATATAAGATCACCATTGGTACGCAGTCTTTTATTTATACTGCACCTTCATCTGGTTCCGGTAAGTTAACACTGGATGAGGTAATGGAGGGTATCTTAAATTCGATTACCTCCGGTTATACTACAAAGACTATTATTGATAACACTATTTATTTGACATTCAATACTGCTACTACTGTAACAGGTGAAGCTGGTCCTACAGGTAAGGACTTGCGTGTGTTTCAGGATTCAGTGAACTCATTCACAAGTTTACCTGAACAAGCACCTAACGGTCAAGTAGTTAAGATCAATAATACGTCAGCTAGTAGTGATGACTTTTATCTAAAATATGTTCAAACTAGCTCTGGTACTACTTGTACCTATAGTCAGTCTGGTACTACAGTAACAGTAACCGCACCAGTTGCTCATGGTCTAGCTAATAATGACCTAGTTAATGTGAATATTACAAGTGGTACAGCTATTAGTGGTACCTATAAAGTTAGTGTAAGTAGCTCTACTGTGTTTACTTATACTGCTGCTACTAGCCTAACCACCAGTGGTAATCTAAGTCTATCTTCTACTAATGTTACAGGTTATTGGGAAGAAACTATTGCTCCAGATGTGAGTACTGGATTTAATGAAGATACAATGCCTATTGCCCTTATTCGTACAGGATTGAGTCCCCTTACGTTTAAGGCTACATTTCTAGATGGATCGGTGACAATTAACGGTTTTCCACTACAATGGGAACCTAGACTTGTAGGTGATGATGACTCTAACTCTCACCCAACCTTTGTGGATAATACTATCCAGGATATATTCCTATTTCAGAATCGACTAGGATTCCTGACTGAAGATAATGTCTCCATGTCTCAGGCTGGTGATTACTATAATTTCTACCATAAATCTGCTACAGTACTAGGTATTGCTGATCCTATCGATTTAAGCTGTGCTAGTGTTAAACCAGCTGTTATCCGATCAGTCACACCAATCACTCAAGGCCTACTTCTGTTTAGTGATAGTCAGCAGTTCCTCATGGAATCTGAGAATGGACCATGGACTACTAATGATGTAACAATTAGAACTATCGCTAACTACGAATGTGATAGGTACCTTAAGCCTGTTGACTTAGGTTCTACAGTACTTTATACTAGTAGGAATCAAAGTTGGACACGAGCATTTGAAATCTTTACAAGGGGTCAAAGAGAGAATCCTTCTGTTAATGAATCCAGTAAACTTGTACCTGAGTGGATTCCACGTACTATCACTCATACAACTGGTAGTCCACAGAATGGTCTTTGGGTTGGTTCAGGTAACACATCCAAAACCATGTACCTGTTTAGGTTCTTTGAACAAGGTGATGAGAGGGTGTTATCTTCTTGGGTTAAGTGGATACTTCCAGCTAATGTAATCCATACAGATATTCAGAATGATATCCTGTATGTGTTGTGTAGTGATTCTACTGGGTATAGTGTACTTCAACACAACCTTGTGTTGTCGCCAACTACTGGTGGTCTTATTAATAGTCTGGGTAATACTGTAGATCCCCATATTGATTTTTGGAGTGAGGTAACAGATGCCACTATTGTTAACCCTACCCCACCTACTGCACCTACATATGATCAGGATACTAGACTAACAAAGGTCTACTTACCTACTTACTTTGATACCACTAAAACCATTAGGTTTGTAGTAGGTCTACAGAAGACTGGTAGTCCAGGTACTGCATCAGGTTACACCAATGTGGTAACAGTAGAGACTGATGGTGGTGGTGATTACTTCACTATCCCTGGGGATGTTTCTAATAACTACATCTATGTAGGGTATGAGTACAACATGGAGATCACTCTTCCTAGATACTACTACTCACTGGGTGAAGCTGGAGTTGACTTCACAGCGGTCACTACAACCTCCCGTATGGCCTTCTACACAGGTTTAGGTGGTGATGTGTACTTCAGTGTTCTAGACCGTGGTAGAGCGAATTGGAGGAGCATTGATGGTGCAAGGATCTCCGACTTCTATATCTCTGATACGTCACCATTTAGAGATTCATATGTTTATAAAGTTCCTATTTATCAGAGGCCAGATAACTACACAATGAAAGTTACTTCAAATACTCCATTCCCTGTTAGTCTTGTGGCTATGCAATGGGAGGGTCAATACTCACCTGGATTCTTTAGGAGGACTTAGATATGGATCCTATTAGCATAGGGTTAGCGCTTGGTAGTGCTGTCCTTGGTGGTATTGGTGGACAGTCTGAAGCTGATGCTGCTAATCGAGCCGCAGAAGCTGCATATAAACAGAACCTCCTTAATTGGCAATACGGTAAGAAAACTACTAAGCTAGACTATCGCCACGAGAGAAAACAGTGGCAGATGAATCAAAGGAATGAAGAGGTTTCCCGTAAATGGCGGGATGCAACTAATCTTCAGGACTGGAATTATAACCTAAAGATTCAAGACTTTGAATACTTGTCTCAAATGAGGCAGTTCAATAAGTCTAATCAGATTGCTGATCAACAGCTCACCTTCAATGCTATGGCACAGAAGGTAGCTAATGAAGCAGAGTATCGTAAACTAGAAGATACAACCAAAGAGATTGCATTCCAAAACCAAGATGTTATCCTTAAAGCTGTGCAATCCGAAGGAGCTGCTGCTGTTAAAGGTCAACAAGGTAGAAGTGCAGAGAAAGCTGGTCAAGCTGAACTAGCATCTCTTGGTCGTAACCAAGCTATCCTTGCTGAATCACTGTTAAGTGCTAGGGCTGATACACAAGCTGCTATGCGTAAGATTGCTACTGATAAGTTTGGTGCTG